AACCAATTTAAATTCGTATTTATAGTATGAAACATTTATTACTTTTATTATTATTCCCCCTTTTTGTTTATTCACAGTATTGTCCTTCATTAGGACCAAATCAAATTCTTCCGTGTGGTGTAAATTCTACTACACTAACGGCAGATTTAAGTCAGTGTGGACCTGGTGGACCAAACCCTAATCAAACAACTAACTACGGAGTTACAAACATTCCGTATGTTGCTCAGACCAACACAGGAACTCAGTTATTTATGGGTGATGACACCCAACAAGGACCATTCAATATCGGATTCACTTTTTGTTTCTTTGGTAACACCTATACTCAGTTTTGGGTAGGTTCTAATGGGTGGATTTCATTTTCTGCAGGACAACCTACAACATTTACATCACAACCAATACCTACCGCAAACTTTTTAGTACCAAAAAATTGTATCATGGGACCTTGGCAAGATTGGCATCCTGGTTTAGGAGGTCAAATCAGATATCAAGTACAAGGAGTGGCTCCATGTAGAAAATTAGTTGTTAGTTGGATTGGGGTTCCTATGTTTTCTTGTACTAATAATCAAGGAACATTTCATATTATAATACATGAATCAACTAATGTTATTGAAAATCACATTGGAAATAAACCCGCTTGTGTACAATGGCAAGGAGGAACCGCAACACAAGGTATTCATAATTTACCTGGAACTATTGGTATTGCAGTAGCTGGTAGAAACTCAACAGCTTGGACTACAGTAAATAATTCATATAGATGGACTCCATCGGGACCTGCGGTTACCCCTACTTTAACTTGGTATCAAGTTGGAAACCCAAATCCGATTGGGACAGGACCAACTATAACAGTTACACCACCACCTGCGGGTGCAAATTACACTTGTCATTTAGTATACCCAACTTGTAATGCGGGATGGGCAACTTGTAATGCGGGTATTGGTAATTTAGGACCCGACACCGTGTTTGTCCAGCCTGGCCCACCACAACTACCACCACCTAATTTAATATTACAAAACCCAAATTGTAATAACGGATGTGATGGATCAATTACGGTGGTTCCTAACGGTGGAACAGGGATAACAACTATCTCTTGGAACGGTGGTTCAACAAACTTAACATTAAATAACTTATGTAGTGGTAACTACCCATTCAATTTAGTGGATGCCGCAGGTTGTACATATAGTGGATCGGCTACTTTACTCAACCCTCCACCCTTACAGGCACCACAATTTGTAAATAACAACCCAACTTGCTTTGGTTATTGTGATGGAACCTCAACTGTAAACCCAATTGATGGTGTTGCACCTTATACATTTGTTTGGGGGAACGGTCAAACAACGCAAACGGCAATAAATCTTTGTTCAGGACCACAAACCGTAACAGTTTACGATCAATATAACTGTCCTGCTCAAGGTACAACTACTTTAGTAGACCCTCCGATGGTTACAATCAACTTAATTACAGGTTTAGACACTGTTTGTTATAACTCTACAATCAATTTATACAACGTCTCAAGTGTTTTTCCTAACTTAGGGTACGTTTGGGCTACCACAATAGGAAATATCACCACAGGACAAGGAACAAATCAAATTAATTTAGATGTTACAGGTGTAAATGGTGGTCTCTATAACAACGCACTATCTGTTATTGGTGTAAATCAACTTGGTTGTCAATCATTACCACAAACTTTTACAATAGTTGACTTAAATATTCTTCCGATAATCACTCCTGTTGGACCTTTCTGTGAATATGAAGAATGTATTACCCTTATGGCAACCCCATCAGGTGGAAATTTTAGTGGAATGAATGTTTGGGGTGACCAATATTGCCCAAACAACGGATTTATTGGAATAGATCAAGTAAATTATACGTATAATCAGTCAGGTTGTTGGTTCGATACGAGCACTATTGTACAAGTTTACCCAAGACCATTACTAACACCTGTAGTTAATGGTGTTGTAGGTGAAAATAATGAGTATCATGAGTTATGTGAGGGTGATACTATTACCGATATCTTTGATGCAATCTCGGTAAGTGGTGGATTCAACGAATGGTATCACTTTGGAGACACAACTGTCAACCAAACTTTAAATATTACATGGGATCAAGATGGAATATTCCAATTTAATGTTGTTAGATGGGATAATGGATGTGTTTCTAACCCTCAAAACTTTGTTGTAACAATAGAATTGTGTCCAAATGAGTTATTTTACATACCAAACGCCTTTACACCTGATGGCGATGAAAGAAATAACACGTTTAAACCTATAATTACAAGTGGTGTAGACCTTTTTAACTATAGTTTTTACATATACAACCGTTGGGGACAAGTAATTTGGGAATCTTACAACCCAAATATGGGTTGGGACGGTACTTTTAACTCAATTATGTGTCAAGATGGTATTTATACTTGGAAATTAAGGTTTAAAACACCTAAAACTGACGAAATTAAAGAGTTTATGGGAAGTTTAACACTTATGAGATAAGAAAGTATTTATTAGTATGAAAAATCTTAATCAAAAACTAAAAGAAGGGGATAGAGTGTATCTTTTACATATGGAAGGTGAAGATTTATATGATATCGAGGGTATTGTTACAGGAACTAAGGTTGTTCCAAGAGAAAAAGGGTCAGAATCGGGGTTTATGTATACAATTAATTGGTTTGATGAAGATGAAAACCTTATATCTGACTTACCTATGTCACCAGATGTTGATAAATGGAGAAAAATTAATTAAAAATCCTTTTTTTACTTGATTATTTACCATTTTTTACCGATTTTTAAGTATAAAACCCTATTTTTTATGTTTTTCACTATTGTTTTACTGTTTTTTACCGTTGTTATATTGTTTTTTGGTGTTATTTTCATTATTTGGTGGAAAAATTACGGAAAAATGTTGTTTTCTATGTTAAAATCAATGCAAAATAACCAAAATTTCACTCAAAACCTATCAAATTTACCAAATATGGAAGATTTTTACCAAAAAATGTCTCAATTTGGTGGTCAAATGGGTAGTTTTGATGAAAAAATCACTGATTTTAAACAAAAAATGGGTCAATATTACCAAAATATGGACAAAAAGAAGTAAAAAACAAACGTTTTAAATCAAAAAACCCCCTAAAAAAGGGGGTTTTTGTGTTAAAATAAGGGGTATTTAGACCTAAAAATAGGTTAAATTAGTTGTTTTCAGGGGTATCTTCCTTGAAAAAATTGGTTAAAAATTTACCCACAACACCCAAACCTATGGAAGCTATTATTAACCCTTTTAGCTCTGTTGGGGTAAATATCTCTTTTAAACTTTCAAATTGCCATATCCCACCTATTGCAATGACCGAGGCGGCAGCTAAAAATCCATCACCTATCCTTCTCCACTTTTTAGGGGTAGGTTTCCAATAACTACACAATAGATTGTTGACTTTCTTTTTCATTATCTACCTTGTCCTCTATATTTCTTAGGTTTTTCCTCTCTGGGTCCATACTTTTTCTTAAGTTTACCCACTGTTTTTTTACCAAATGTTACTTTTACAGATGCTGAAGATGAAGAACTACCTTTTTTTGCCATTTTAAAGACCTTTAACTAAGTTTATTGATTGTTTTAAATATTCTTTTGTTCTTGGTGCCGGAGTATATTGATCGTCTTTTGTTTGTAAGTTTAAAACCCTTTCAATATCTTTAACTAACTCTGTACCATGTTCATTTTCTTTGTATAACTCAATTATTTTATCCATTGCTCTATGACAACCACCTGTGGTCTCATCATAATAGTTTTTGTTTCTAAATCTATTGAGATTATTCATTAGTTCATATGCTAAATGTGAACCACCGTCTTTTATGTCTTTGAAAAGTCTGATGTTGTTAAGGATCCCCAAAGTGTCTACCATGGAGTTAACTCCATCCGCTCTTTTTGATATACCATTTCCGTAAGTACTAAACATATCGGAATTACCAACAATTTCATCTAACGGAATTACATTTTCTGGCATACATTTAGGAGATGATTTTTCCTTCTTACCTTTTTTTTCATTTTCTTCTTCTTTCAAGACCCTCATAACAATTCTTTTGATGTCTGATTCGTTGAGTACAATTTCTTTCATACCTTTTTTTTAAAATAAATACTTAGTTATTTTTATTTCTTTATGACTATTTATACTAATAAATATCTTTAATTAACGAATATGATAGAAAGAGCCATAAGAAAGGTTTTAAGAGAGGAATTTCATGAAAAAATGGTGATCAATGAAAGTGTTGAAATAAGTGACGCTTTAAAATACCATGTGGATAATAATATACCTCTTAATGAAAATATTTACAGAATTTATTCGGAATCTTTTTTTGATTTAATAAATGAAGTAAGAGATCTCCACAACAGAGGAATAATGAACTTATCAGACGATGATATATGGTTAGTTGAATCTGATTTAGGAAAAAAAGTTAAGTTATCCAACGGTGAAGAGGTTTACTTGGATGCACCTATTGAGATTGATGAGTATTTAACTGAAGCAGAGCATAGAGGTAGAAAAGTTAATTTAAATAGTCCTTTTAGAACACCAGGTGGACCAAAGAAATTTGCGGTATATGTAAAAACACCAAAAGGTACAATTAAAAAAGTAACGTTTGGAGACCCGAATCTTAGAATCAAAAATTCAAACAAAGGAAGAGCAAAATCTTTTAGAGCCAGACATAATTGTGACCAAAAGAAAGATAAAACAACTGCAGGATATTGGTCTTGTAATGTTTCAAGATATAGAAAAAAATTAGGATTAAAATCATCAAGAAGTTGGTAACAATTGAACAAATAGTAAAAAATGAATTAAAAAAATTTATCAATGAGTCTGATGTTAAACCATCAAAACTTGCTGTTGATAATATTTGTAATTCTAAAAAGTTCTGTGATGCTCAAGGTGAAATAACTTTTGGTCAGTTAAGAGCTTTGGTGGACTCAGCCACAAACAAAAGATTATTTAAACATATTGGTGAAGGTGGGTATAAAGCAACATTAAGATTATTACCTTGGTTTATACCCCAATTAGCGGTTGCTGGATTCATAGCATCATCTATCAGGGCGGTAAATAAAATATTAAAACCGGCTCTTACTGAAACTGAAACATATAAAACTTGGTGGGGTAAAGCAATACTCAAATCGTTTGATTTATCTGAAGGTGAATTGAACCTAAGTGACCCATTATCTAAAATATTTTTCATATCTGATGGTTTGATGACAATGTTAGATGAAAAATATAAAATTAAATTTGCACATTATATCGCAACTTTAGCTAGCGAACAACCTGATGATCAAGTAGTTCCTGAGTTTTTTGTTGAGAATGAACTTAGAAATTGGTTAAATGATAAATTTTTATTAAACCCCCCATTACAACCTAAAGTTAGTGATGACGATGTTTCAGAATTACCGTTTGAACAAAAAATAGAAGAAGGATATAAAATAAGGACATTCAATAGTAAATTAGATTCTGAAGAATTAAAATGGCACTTCGATGAAACAGACAGAGAAGTAATTGTTATGGAATCTAAAGGATGGATGTTTCAAATGGACAATGAATTGCCTATATTCTTAAAAGAGGGGGATAAAATATTCGTCCCAAAAGGAGTTTACCATAGAGTTTTAAAAGGTGATGGTAAGTTAAAAGTTAAGATCAAAGAGATATATTAAAATGGAAGTTAAGAAAAAAATAATTTTAGAAATAAGCAAAAGAAAGTTTATAATTAGAAAATTAGTTTCTGATGTCATTAATGTTTATAAACAAAATGAAGAAGGTGAATTTTTGTTACCTGAAGATTTAGATGGACAACATGTTTATGAATTTCCTAAACTAAAAAACCCAATACAGGTGGAGTTAACAATTTTTCCTGACGATGAGATCGAAACTTTCATAGTTGACGCAGATTACTTTGACGAAGAAGGAATAATTGCAATTACAATAATTTATAATCCTGAAGAAAAAATTAAAATCATTTATGATTTGATTGGTGAATTAAATGAAATTATTGCACACGAACTAAGACACAATTATCAACATTTAGTTGGTATGTTTGAGTTTGATCCTGAAGAGATGAAAAAATCCGAAGAAGATCCTGTTAAATATTATACACAACCACACGAATTAGATGCTCAAGTATATGGGTTTACAAGATTGGCAAAATTAAGAAAAGTTCCATTTGAAGATGTGGTAAGGAATTGGTTTGAAACACATAAAGAAATACACCAAATGAATGATCAAGACGTTGATTTTGTGATTGGAAAAATAATTGAAACTAAAAGAAATAATTAAGATTTTTTACCGATAAATCTCTTTATCATTTTTGAAATTATTTGCTCAACTGTGGATTTGGACGCTAATGTTGTAAAATAACCAGATAAACCAATTATAAACTTATCCATTTCCATATCGGTAAAATTACTTTCTGCGAATGTTAATAAAACTTTTAATACCCCCAATAAAAAAGTAAAAGCCAAAACATTTGATATTGAAGAAAAAGTAATACCCAAACTTTTTATGAATTCATAAAATGCTGTTTTCAAAGTCTCAGTTTTATCCAACATTAAATTAAACTCATTGATTAACCGGTTGTCCCTAATTAAAATTAATATCCTATTCAATAATTCGTAATTATTATAATAATAAGTCATTATTGTTCCTACAGCAATTAAAGATAATTCTGAATCACTTAAGTCGGGAAGATTTCCCCTCATAATTTCATAAACAGGACCTACCAATCCACCTATGGTGACTGAGTACGTTAAAATAAACTTTAAATCTAAATTAAAGTCTTTTTTTACGTCTGAGACAATTCTTTTTATTAAGTTTTTATTTTTTTCACTTTCACCCTCAATACTTTTTTTGGCGGTCTCTAATAATACTTTTCTATATTGGGTTTCGTTTATAATAATGTCCATATCTATAAATACTTTGGATTTGTTTATTATTTAGTTTTTACTAACTAAGAGTATTATAAGTAAAAATGAAAAAACATTGATATTTATAAACAAAAAACACCATGAATCAATATTTTTTTAGCGTCTCTAAAGCAGAAAGAGAAAACATCTTAGATCAACATAAAACAATTTATGATGGTCATGTGACCTTATACGGTCAACAAAGTAACATGACACCATTGTATGTACAAGACCTTGCAAATGATAAAGGAGGAATTACAGTTTCTAATAAAGGAAATGTCTCAACCTATAAAAACGTTGGTATCAATGAAGATATAGATAGAAGAGATAGAATTGGGGATGGACCATATGATTTGAAAAATGGTACTGTTGATGTTGATTCTTTTACAGACACAATGAATTCAAACCATGAAATGATGCACGACACATATCCTGCACCAGGATATGATGATGAATATATTTCTTTGGGAAAAGAATTTGACGATGATGATGATATGGTTGAATTTGTTTTTAGTATGAATGAGGAAGATGATGAGATAGATGTGACTCTAAGTACTGGTGCTGAAGAAACATATGATCCTTACTATGAATATGACATTGATGAAGTAGGTGATTTTAAATCAGACCAAATAAATGAATCAATTTTAGAAGTGGACGAAGATTTACAAGATGACTTTGAAGAAAAACTTTTTGAATCTTTAGACATGTTTAGAAGATTTAAAAAGTATAATTAAATGGAAATCCAAGAACTAATCTTTTATTATTTACACGAAGACACAAGAACATTAGAAGTTAATTTTCGTCTTTCTATAGACTCTGAGGATGAATTTAGATCAGATATAATTGATTTAACGGAAACTGATGACTTTGGTTACAATGTAATAATGGACGATTTAGAAATCTTGAACGATTATTCTGACGAAGACATAATAGATGAAGATGAGTGGGGTGATATTGATTTGATCGACGAAGATAATCTTATATCATTTCTAAACGAGTATTACATTGTAAACCCTAATAAATTACCAAATTCACAGTTGGTTTAAGGACCAACTCTTGTCAAATACATTGTAGTTGATTCCATAGGACCGGAATTTCCATAGTCATAACTTCCTGATGTACGAATAACTAAACTTTCGGCACCATCATCAATTATTTTCCATGTTCTTCGAGTACCATTATAATCAAATTGAATATAACCTAATTCATATGCACTGTATTGACCATGAACAAAGTAGTAGTATTCATCAGTCCAAACAGTAGACCCATTAGGATATTCAACAGGATTCATATAGATTGTTGCATAGTCCATAGCAATTCTTGTCTCACCAACAACAATTGAATCTAATGGAGACGTTTCACTCGGATTAACATAGGCTTGTCCTGGATAATAAACAAGAAATGTAGGATCATTACCCATTGACTCATAGGTAATTTTATCAATTCTGTATTCACCACTTAAACTAAGAGTTGGTGGTTCTGCGTATTTAACACATGAAGTTAAAAATAATACAATTGGTAATAATAATAGGTAGATTTTCATAATATGTTTCTTTCTACAAATATAGTGATATTTTTTTACGTACAATAAATATTTATAAAAATATATGGATTACAACGAAATTCTTTTTGTATTGAAAAAATACACACCAAATGATGATGATAATGATTATTCTGAATTGGGTGAACAAGATGCTGCGGGGGGTGGAGGCACAACTGCTGCCGCATACCCAACAGTCACAAAATGGGAAACAGGTTTAACAAGAAGTGTTGCGAATCAAATTGATTATAAATCAAAGTGGAAAGATCTTTATAAGATAACAAGAGGTAAAGCCAATACATTATTATGATAAAAGACTCAAAAATAAAAGAT